GCCATCAAGTCCTTTTTTCTTTTTAGTCATTATTTATTAAATCCTTTGCCTTGAGTTGCTGCTCCGCAACCTCTAGCCATTCCTGTTTTCTTAGCAGCTTTACCACCATTCATCATAGTAGCTCTAGGTTCACCACCTTTTGTCATCTTTTTCTTTTCACCACCACGGTTCATTTTTTGCATACCTCTATTAGTTCCTGGCATTATGGTCTCCTTAAATTTTGTTTGGTGTTAGTCATTGACCCACCTTTTGTTTTCTTTTGCATTGATGAGTCTTTCATTATGGACCCATCTGGCATTTTATGATACCCTTTAGGTACTTCTCCACCTTGTTTCATTCTTCTGCGATTTGCGTTTCCGCCCATCATTTCCTCAAAGTTAGCTTTATTTAACATTATATTCCTTTTGTTTTGTTGTCCGAATCTCTAACGTCTTTTAGTATATCACGATAATCTTTACGCATTTCACCTTTTTCTTTCATAAGAGAATCTTCCCTTTGTTGGGCTATTTTCATTTCTGCTATCGCTTCTGTTGACTGTATTTTAGCAGCATCTATTTGTGCTTTAGCTTGATCGCTTTGTGCCTTTTGTTGTATCTCAGCTTGTTTGAGTTGCACTAAAGGTTGAACTTGTGCTTGCTGTGCTTTTAACTGTTCTGCTTCTGCTAAAGCTTGCATTTGACCAGTCACTTGTTGAGTAGCCTGTGCTGCTTGAGTTGCTATCTGATTCATTATTTCTGGTGGCATTTCGCCTTCACCCATTTCTGGTAGAGGTGAACCCATAGCTTGTTCTATCTGCTGCTTATACTTCATAGCTTGATGTTCTTGTATATTAGCTTGAATAGTAGTTTGAGCAGTTTTATTTTGCTGGACCATAGGATTTTGTAAAAAACTTTGATGACTAGTAATATATGCGTCGTGGTTTTGGAATATATAAGCTTGTATAGGTTGTCCTGTTAATGCTGCTTGTTGCTCTGTAATCGGGTCTCTAGCTGGTACGTCTGCTTGAGGAGGCAATAAACCGTCTATATTCTTAACTTCTAGTGCTTCGTACATACGTTTGTATGCTTCACGTAAATCATGTAATTCTGGTGCTGCACGAGCCATTTCAAGCTCTTGTTGGGCTAACATCACCCTTTGTGCCATACTAAAGATATTTGGGTCACTTACTGGTATAATATCAATTTTATCGTCAAAATCACTTGATTTTATCTCCCTAGAAGCTCCTGGAACGTCATATGGGTAAACAGGGGGTAAACTTTTAGAAAATATGCCTGCTAGAAGCCTAAACTCCTTTTTCTGTGCATAATGCATACGTTTATGTATAGCACTCATTACTTTTGTACCACGTTCTAACATAGCTACTGTGGTGCCTACTGGGAGCTGTTGAGAGCCAATATCACCTACATTCATGTCCGCAATTGAAGCAAAACGTCTTCCAGAGTCAATAATTGTGCCTAATAACTGACTTAATACGTTACTTGGCTCTTTATACGGTAAAGGCATCAATGCATCACGAATTACACCACCTGGAACGTCAACATCTCTAAATTCTCCTGGTCTAAGTGGTTCATCCTCACCTTGTATTCTCATTCCACGTGCTTTAAAGCCTGCTGGTAGGTTACTTAACGTACCTGCGTCTACTAATTGACGTAAAATTGATGTTGCAGACTTAGTAAGCCCTCCAATCATGTGAATTAGCCCAAAACCGTAAAAACCAAGTCCTGGTAGGAACTTATAATGTACAAAATACTCTTTTTTCCTAAATAATTCGTCTTCTTCGCTCCAATTACGTCTTATTGACAGTATTTCGGTTTTTTCTTCTAAAATTGTTACTACATAAGGCACTGCAAAACCATAATCGTCCTCTTCACCTAGCTCCAAATTGACATGCATCTCTAAAACTGAGTATTCATCATAGTCTGTCATTGAAGGCGATAGACCTTGTAGCTCATCAATCTTTTCTTTTGCTTCGTTATAGTCTAAATCAGCGTCTGCTTCACCTATTTCAGTTTCACGGTATGTACCATTCATCTGTAGTTTCTTTAAATCGTTGCCTGTTAGTGTCATAGCGTGTGTAAAACGTGGGCTAGTCTCTAAATCTGTTGTTTCGTAAGCTACTACTAAGTCTTCTGCTTTTACTAAACGGCTGGTTGCTCTACCTAGTAAGTTGTCGTAATAAACTTTTTTGAATGCACTACCAGCTAATGGTAGATAAAATAGTAGGCTGTCCATTTCGGGGTCGTACTCTTTCATGACCTCAGTAATTTCATAGTTCATGAATTCTTTAACACGTTGGCTCTGTGCCATTATCTCTGGAGTTTCTGCACCCATAGCCCTAGTCTTGACTGGACCTCCTGGTGGCAATAACTCCTTATAGGATTGTGCTTGAAATTGTGTAGCTGCTTCTGCTAGTAATGGATGATGAACACCCGTTGCTCCTGGGAATGGTTCTTCTCTTTCAGAAGTTTTTATTCCTAATAAATCTAAACCCTTAGTAAAAGTTTCCAGCCAATCTTTACGTGAATCTTTATCAGAATCGTAAGCTTCTAAAAGCTCACTGGCTAACGTGGATAAATCTGATGAGTCAATTGTTTCAGCAAGATTAGATTGGTGGTCTGTTATTGTTTCACCTTCTTGACCAAATAGTGGGGTAACGTTTCCCTCACCGTCAAGTTCAAATGAAGACATCATGTCACCTTGAATATCCATTTCTTCTGGGAGTTGAACTTCAGTTGGTAATCCCTGCATACTAGGGTCGGCAGCCAATTGTTGCATTATTTCGATGTCAATGCTTCCGTCTTGATCCATGTTTAAAGGTGATTTATCTATAGCCATAATTAATAATAACTTATTTTACGTTTGTAGTATAGTTCGTCTTCTTCCCAATCACTAGGTAGTTTAACAAAACCACCTTGTCTAAATCTCAACATAGCTTGAGTAGTAGAATCTACTAAGTCATCATGATCACCAGCAGGAAATACTGCACACTCTTCTACTACCTCGTTCGCCCATTTAGTATCAGGTGCCCATACCATACCTGATTCAAATAATGGAGTACTTGCGTTCACTCTAGCTACCTTATCATTTCCTTTAGAAGGAGTAAAGTTTTGTACGGGGATACCTATGTTCCGTAATTCTTGTGTTAAAGGTATACCACTAGCTTTACCTTCTATAATAACTATGTCAGGGCTCCATTCGTTATACTGTTCTAGAGCTACACCTTTTAGTTCAGGGAAAGAGTACTTACCTTTAATAGCATCGAGTAGAATAATGTGTGCAGTTCTCCCGTCGTATATATCACCACCTATTGTGCCTTCTGGGTAGAACACTCCCCATGTAGTTATAGCTGAGTAATCCGCACTTGAACTTTTTAAAAACGCTGTGTCGTAACTTTGTATTAAATAATCACATGTAGGTGGTTTTTCTTTTTCCCATTTTTTCCACCACTCACGCCTTATAAGTGCACCTTCTTCACTGGTTGGATTCTGCATGTACTGGGCGTGCCATTTTGGTCCGCCACGTAAACTAGCTTTTACGCCTTCAAGTTCTTCTATCTTCCAGTATTCTGGCCATAGTGGGTTACCACTCGGCAGTATCGCTGGTAGTTCTATAACTTCCCATTGATCAGCTTTTGGGTCACGTGCTGCATCTTTTAATAGTTTACCCGTTAGATCGTTAATGTTCCAACGCGTCATAACTATAACAATAGCCCCTCCTGGCTGTAGCCTCTGTCTTGGTCCTGAGGTATACCAGTCGTAAGTATCTTCCATAGATTTTGGGTTCATTGCGTCTTGTTCACTATGGGGGTCGTCGATTATAAATAAGTCCGCACCTCTACCTGCTAATGCACCACCGACCCCCGCAGCATAATACTCACCCTTTAGTTTAGGGTTGCTTTTCATTTGAGTTTCCCACTTACCTGCTGCTTTTGAGTCTGGGTTAATTAATACGTCAGGGAATATCTTTTCATAGTCTTCAGTTAGCATTAAATCTCTAATCTTACGACCAAACTTAACTGCTAAATCTGCGGTGTGGGTTGCTTGTAGTATTTTTAAAGCTGGGTTACGACCTACTAAATACGCGGGGAAGTAATGACTAGCGAACTCACTTTTAGTATGACGCGGAGGCATATTGATAATGAGGCGTTTTATTTTACCTGTGGCTATGCGGTCAAAGGCGTCTGCCATTTTTTTATGGTGAGCTCCGCCAATAAACGATGGCCATTGGTCTATAACAAATTCCATAAAGCCACTTTGACAGCGTTCCACTTTTTCTATTTGTTCTAACCTTTCGGCTAGTTCTAGATGTTCTTTTAGTACCGACTCGGGTAATTCTTTTAAATTAGAGTCCATGACGTAACGGCATTAAACTTGCTACTCCCCCTCCCATCAAACCTTTTGGGGTAATTAAATTGTCTAAGTAACTGTCTAGTTTTGAATATGCTTCTTGGTTTTTACTTATAAGAGTACCTAACCGACCACTCGCGTTGGGATTGTTCATGATGTCGTTATTATAGATATCATCTAATCTAGTTTTATCTTTCATGATCTTAGGTTTTAATACTTTATAGGCTGCTGTTTTTTCTCCTTGACCCATACCTTTTAAAGCAGTAACAATTTTTTGAAGAGCAGGGAATGCTTCTTCTGTGTCTAGACCTTTAGGAAAAAGTTTTAGTAAC